ATTAATAAAACCTGGATTAGAGGTTCCGTCTGCTAATCGTTTAAGAGATCTTGCTAGACAGGCTAGACAATTTCCAATAGATAATCAATTTTCTGGTGGCTCAAGAACTAATGTTGATGCTTTCAATAAAATAGCTGATCGTTTAGATGAGTTGGCGGACAACCCTCCTAAAACACCAGATTTCAGACCAGTTACTTATGAGATTGCAGAAAAACAACCTGTAAATTTTTATGACCTAGATCAACCTGTTGATGCAGAATTAAAAACCTTTGTTAATAATTTTGATGACAATCCTTTTGAAAATATAGTTTCAGAATCAATTAATGATTTAGGTGATAACTACACATTAGCTCAATTATTTGATGAAATAAGAGGTTATGCAAATGGACGAGGTGTAAGTTCTAATACAGTTATTGATGAAATATTTGGTAATTTTCAAGATTATTTTAAAGGAAAAGGTTTTGGTGGGTTTACTCATCAAGGAGGAAAGAAAGCAGGTAAAGGTAAAAGATTACATCAGGTAAGAATATATTTTGATCCAGCGAATCAAATTGATATAAATAAAGTTGATTTAAATAATTTTCAAACAAAAACAAACAATCAAACACAAAATTTAGGTGATCCAGAACTTACTCCAAATCAATATACAAACAAAGTTACTAAATCAGAAAACTTTGGTCTTATTGAAGAACTTATAAGAATTAAAAAATTAAATAAGGCAGAAGGAACAAGTCCAATAAAAAGCCAATATGCCATGAAATTAGGTGGTTTAAATTTATTTGATGATGGAATTATTGCTTTATCAAAAACAAAACGAATAAAAGAATATACAAAAATATATGCCATTTTAAATGATATTGCTCCTTCAGAAGATCTTGCAGTTGCTCTTACACAAGCAGTTGCTTTAGCTACAGATGAGGTCGTAAACGCTAATACAAGATATATTAATGCTTTAAATCTTAAAGATTTTGATCAAATAGAAAAAGCCATTGATGATCTAGATAAGGCTTTTTTACAGGTTGATGATTGGCTTGGTTTAAGTTTGCCTGGTAGAACAACTTTTGGACGTACAGGTCAAGCATTACAGATACAAGCAGACTCAGGTATAGCAGGTAAATCTGTTGATGAAGTAATGAATATGAGTCAGGCACAAAGACGAGAGGCTGCTGCGGAAGTTGGTGATGTGACTCTTGCTTTAGATGAAAGAGCAGATGCTGTACAAAAATTAAAGAAGGATCTAAACGCTGCCTTGAAAGAAGCGAAAGAAAGTGGTGATTTCACAAAACTATATAAAGTTGGAAATACAATACAACAAACAAATGGAGATGTTCAAAAAATTGTTGCACTAGAAAAACATCAAGTTATTCCAGGGTTATTAAATAAAACAGCATCAATAGTAAATGAAATAGGCATCAATGCTTTGATGTCTGCACCAGGAACTAACGAAGTAAACCTTATTTCTGGCATCTTAAATACTTACCTAAACGCTTTTAAATTAGCTTTAGGTTCAAGAAGTCAAGATGAAATAGAAGCAGCAATGAGACATTTTGTTGCCTTACATTCTAATTTTAATTTTGCAAGAAAAGCATATGCCAGATCATTTGCAATGGAAGATAATTTTATAAACATGGGTACAAGTAAACTTGAAGTAAGACCTCAAGATAGGTATCAAATATCTACTACGAATACAGATTGGCCTTCTCGTATCGGTATTAATTGGACAGGTAAAGCAATAAGATTACCTAGTAGATTAATGACTTCAACTGATGCTTTAGTACAAGCACCGAATTTAATTGGCTATGCAACTATGGAAGCATTTATGCACGCTAAGAAAATTGGTTTGAAAGGTAAAAATGTTGATGGACATATTAATAAACACATCAATACAATCATTGAACATTTACTTTCAAATGGCAAATCAGAAATAACAGACAAAGTTACAGAAAGAATATTAGACAAATCAAGACAGTTTTCTAAATCTATTACATTTACAAATGATATTCGTACTGAAAGTTTATTTGGTAAAGGTGCAAATGCAGTAGATAAATTTGCGAGAAATCCTTTAGCTAGATTACATTTCTCTTTTACAAGAACACCATCTAATCTGATAAGTGCTGGTTTTGGTTTAACACCTGGTATTGGAACTCCCTTAACAGTTAAAGGTCAAAATATTAATTTATTAAATGAAGTATTAGCTTCTGAAGTAAGACATGATCTACTAAGTCCTGATCCCTTAATTGCACAAAGAGCAAGAGGAGGTATGAACCTAGCACAAGGTTTTGGTCTTACAATCGCTGGAATGTCAATGTATTACGGTAATAAATTCTTAGAAGAAGACTATGTACCACCAAGAATTTTAACAGGAGGTGGCCCTAATTGGACTACATCGGAAGGAAAAGCAATGTGGAAAGCAATGTACAAAAATGGTTGGAGGCCATATAGCGAAGGATTTTTACAATATAACGAAGACGGATCTCCTAAATTTATAAATGGTGAGCCTGTTTATAATTATAAATCATACGACAATATTGGATTAGATCCTGTATCTCAAATTGTAGGTATGATGGTTGATTTTGTAAATAGTTCTGGATTTATAAATGGTAAACCTTTTGATGATTTTACTGTTGGTTGGACAGGTGTTTTAGGTCGTAACATTTTTAATAAAAGTTATACAAGTCAAATTAATGAGTTCATGCAACTAATAACAGCATTTCCTAGCTTAGTTGAAGATTCTGGTGAGTTTGGCGATGCAAACCCTTTAAAAGATTATAGAAAAGAAAAAGCAATGGAATATTTAGGAAAACAAACCGTATCAAGAATAATTCCTTTTTCAAATTTATTAGCACGTTTTAAAACGATACCAGGTGATATTTTAGAAATGATGGGTTATTCAAGAGATGATGAAAGGATTAAACAATATATACAGAAAGTTGATACGAAAGTAAGGCCAGGAGATGTTATTAATCAAAATTTATCTATAGAAGATGAAAATTTTAATAAAGAACAACAACTGTTAAAACAACTAAGAATTTTATTAAATCAAGCACAAGAAAAAACACCTGGCTATAACGCTGATTTACCTTTTATGTATGAACATGGAACAAATGAACCAATTTTATATCCATATAAAAAAGGATTAGATCTATTTAGTTTAAGAAAACATAGTACAAGTAAAAATTATAAAATTTATCAAGCTTTAAAACTAATAGGAAGACAATTACCCGAGCCAAAAGATGTAATTACTGGCGGTTATAGTAAACAAGAATTTGAACCTAAAAAATTAAACACTAAAGAATATGCTGTCTTGAGAAAATTTATTAACAAACACATACCTAAAGGTGAAAAGTATGGAAACAAAACTTTAATACAAGCATGGAATCAATATTTAAACAGTAAGGATTATGAGGTGTTAAGTAAAGCTATTGAAACTAATGGTCTAACAAGTGAGAAAGGACAAATAGCAGCAAAAGAAATTTATTCACAATTATATAGAAGAAATAATTATTATATTAAATCAGGCGAGACAGAATTTTTCTTACAAGTATTAGGAGAAAAAGAGATTGAGAAAAGAAGAGGAAAAAAGGCTAAGATAAAACAAGAGTTTCTCAATGAGATTGAAAACGATTTAATGAATTAACTATGGCTACTAACACTGCTGCGTCTTTTACAAACCTTACTGGTAATGGTACTGCTGGTCCTTTTAATATCTCCTTCTCATACATAGAGCAATCTGAAGTTGATGTTACGGTCGATGGGGTCTTAAAAACTCTCGGTACGCATTACACTTTTACCAGTACTTCACAAATCACATTCACCACTGGTAATGAACCTGCTAATGGTGCAGCTATAAAATTTAATAGAGATACTGATATATCAGCAAAAAAAGTAGATTTTGAAGATGGCAGTGTTTTAACAGAAAATGATTTAGATACTCAAAATAATCAACTGCTATTTGGTCTGCAAGAAATGATAGATGGGGTACAAAGTTTATCAAATACCGTTAGTAATGTTCAACTTAGCGCTCCAAGCTCATTATCAGTTAACATAGGCAGTACTACTGATAATACTGGTAACAATACTGGTAATGTTACTGGTGCTGTAAATAGACCTCTTGACGAAAAAATTACAGATATTGTTAATGTTTTTGATTTTGGTGCTAAAGGTGATGGTGTAACTGATGACAGTTTATCTTTACA